GTGACCGATGTGGAAGAATGGAAAACCTACACACAGAGGCAGCCGCGGAGGAAGGACCAACGCCCGCTGGCGCCCAGAATCCACAGACGCCTTTGTCCAGACTGACCAGCTGGACGATGGTAACAACTCCAAGGTCGACGACTCCGCCAGAAGAGGGGGAGCAGGATTTTACAACCCCTACTATGTCAGTGCACCAGCCACCTCCGGAGCAGAACTTTTCGGAGAGGGTGATGGAATGGCAGACAATCAGCAACCTGCCGATCATGACCCAGTGGATGCTGATGACCGACCACTCGTCGCGTACGATCCGCGAAATTCTTGGATTGGATCAACCCGATCCAGTGTGGACGGTGAGGAACGAGGAAATAACAAATCTCGTGACGTGCATCCGAAGGGTGAGCCCGTATCTCCCATTTCAAACCGAGATGATAACAGCTGTGGCTCAAATGAACGGTGTCCCGATGGACTACTTCCAGGTGGAAGTGGCCCGCCAGATGTTGAAGGTCCTGGGCATGTTACACCTAGGCCAGTTCCAAGGTGGTCGAGAAGTACTACCCTCGAATTACTGCGAGATTTTCTTGAAGGTCGTAAGCAGTATAAGCCAAGAGGACCTTTCTTGGCTGGATCACTACTGGAACAAGGACTTCACTGGCTTAAGATCGAGCGGGATGCTGGCAATGCCCCTCCCAGTTGTGGGCGGGATGCTGATGATGTCGGACGCATTGTTGAGGACCTTGTGCCGCCAAATCAACGTGAGCGGTCTCTCCTTCGAGTTTACCACCAGAAACGGAAGGACATACAAGATCTTAACAGAGGCCTCGCAGATATGGATGACCCTACTTCTTATGTGGGTTATGGCTGGTATGCCTTGGGCATTGGGGCGCTTGGACTATCCCTGCTGGGAAAGGCCACAGGCCATAGTAAAGTGGCGACATTAGGTGCGGTGGCGGCCGCAGGCGTCGTCAGCGTTGTAGCTGGCGCGAAGCTGGGTAGCATAAAGACCGCTGCCCGGCGGGCATTCCAACTGCCCCATTTTTAGGTGTCCCCGTGGCTGTCCCTGCCGTGTGCGCGCAAAGAGAACAACCGGCTTTGCATAATATCGCTGCCAGGCATGGGAAAGTCTTGGTTCCAGACCATCGGGGATGTGAGTCTCAACGTCGCATTGTCAGGATCACACCACCGATCTACGGCTTGTGGCACTGTTTCACCCATGCGGACTGCCTTTGTAATGATAGAATCGCCTGTGTAAATAGAGTAGTGGGCGAGACACCCGAGTCAACTCCATTGGGTATAAGGCGGCTCCGCAAGGAGGCATCAATTTTGAAACATCGAATGGGCATACAAACTCCACTTACACTCGAGGAGTCTCTTGCCACATTCACCAAGAACCGGCGCAAATTGTATGAGGAAGCTTATGCTAGTCTCCTGCACAACCCCATTAATGATAAGGATGGGGTTGTGCAGGCGTTTGTGAAAGCGGAAAAATTCGATCCATCGGAGAAGAATAACCCCGACCCTCGTATGATTCAGGCCAGATCAGTCCGATACAACCTTGAACTGGCCAGGTATTTGCGCCCCATTGAGCATTACATCTATGGCTACGTTAATAACGGCCATCGCTCAGTGGCCAAGTGTTTGAACCCAGAGCAGCGCGCCGAACTCCTGCTGGAAAAGTGGGCCACTTTCAAGAATCCGGTCTGCTTTTCGATAGATTGCAGTAGGTGGGATAAGCACGTTGACCTCAATGTGCTTAAGGTGGAGCACGAAATCTATCAAGCGTGCTACCCTGGCGACCCCAAATTGGCTCAGCTTCTGAAGTGGCAGCAGAAAAATCGCTGTTACACGAAGAACGGGCTGAAGTATAAGGTCGTCGGGGGTCGTATGTCTGGGGATATGAACACAGCTCTTGGTAATTGTCTCCTAATGGTGTTAATGGTACAGGCCAGTATGCGTGCTCTGGGGATTAAGCAATACCAGATCATGGACGACGGCGACGATTGCTTAGTGCTGGTAGAGGCAAAGGACCTGCCCATATTGCAGAAGCATCTCACCTTGTTGTTCCTGGAATTCGGCCAAGAGCTGAAAATTGAGAACATCGCGAGGGACTTCAGGGATGTTGTCTTCTGCCAAGCTCGTATGACATGGAATGGCCAGAAGTGGGTTTTTGCCCGCAACTGGCGAAAGGTTCTTTCACAAACATGCTGCGGAACAAAGCATTGGAATGTACCGCTGATGGTGCCGAAGTTGTTTGGATTGATCGGCGATTGTGAGATCGCTTGTCATGCAGGGATCCCCATCTTGCAAGAGTTTGGGGAGCAGCTTCGGCGCTTGTCTGGCGGGAAAAGGGCTGAGATCAAGCATCTGGACTCCTCCTACCAATATCGGAGTGGGGCCTGGATGGCAGGATTAGATCTTAGGAAGTTACAAGCCCGTCCAATAACCATTGAAGCCCGCCTCGAATTCGAAAGGGTTTGGGGCGTCGAGCCATGGAAACAACTAGCGATTGAGCAGCATTTGCGTGAGTGGGCGCCAACCGCGATATCGCGCCCAGTAGAATACGAGATGCATAAAGGGTGGGTTCAATATCTTGACCCCAACATTTACAATCCACAAAACTTGTAAAGCATAAAAATATATAAAGGATTGTGTTGGCCAGCACATTAAGAGCCAAGCCCCTAGCCACTAAAGTAATATCGGGTCCTTAGGTGGCAGGGAGTCGGAGAAAGTACACCCTTC